ATGATACGGCAGAATCCTTGCAGGATAAGATTGAACTTGCAACTATTCTGGGTACGATCCAGTCTTGCTTCACTGATTTTAAGGGACTAGGTAGGCAGTGGTCTAAGAACACAGAAGAGGAACGTCTCTTAGGTGTATCTCTCACTGGCATACTTGACAACGCTATGCTGGCTAATAAGACAAGAGATAGCTTACCTGCGCTGTTAGGTAGTCTTAGGACAGGTGCAGTTAATACTAACCGTAAGTGGGCAACTATGCTAAACATAGAGCCGTCCGCTGCCATTACTTGTGTTAAGCCTAGTGGTACGGTTAGTCAATTGGTTGATGCTGCATCAGGTATACATCCTCGACACTCTGAGTACTACATCAGAACAGTACGTGCAGATAAGAAAGACCCACTGACTTTGTTTATGACGGATGCTGGGTTCCCTGTCGAGGATGAGAACAAGAAGCCTGAATCAACTGCTGTATTCTCCTTCCCTATTAAAGCACCGAAGGGTGCAATAACAAGGCACGATATGACAGCTATTGAGCATCTTGAGGTATGGAAAATTTATGCAGAGTATTGGTGTGAACACAAGCCATCCATCACAGTTAGTGTTAAGGAGGATGAGTGGCTAGAGGTTGGGGCATTTGTATATAAGAACTTTAATGATATGTCAGGTGTAAGTTTTCTACCTATGTCTGAACATATCTATGAGCAAGCGCCTTACCAAGATTGCACTAGACAAGAGTACGAAAATCTGTTAGAGTTAATGCCTAGTAAAATAGATTGGAAGAAACTTAGTGAGTATGAAGGTGATGATAATACAATCGCATCACAGACGTTTAACTGTGTTGGTGATTTTTGTGAAGTAGTTGACTTAGTTTAGGAGGGGACATGGCTTGGTCGAAAGAATTACAGGAGAGTTGGAAGGCACAACATGATATTAAAAGTCAACAGAAGGAGTGTGTAGTTTGTGGTTCACCTATTACAAAGGATGAATACAATGAATATAAGATGTGCTCTTGGTGCTATGCAGAGTCTGTTTTCAAACCGGAAGAACTTTAATGTTTTTAAACAGATACGGAAAAAGTTCAGACAGTGGCTCAACAAGAGTGATCAACCTAGATACCTATCCGGTAAGGGGAGACTTAAATGACAGCAGCAACAGATAAACTAAAACTTCTTAGGGAGAAGATCAAAAGGGAAAAGGATATATCACTTCCTATAGATAAACAGCACATCATAAACAATCTCAAGGAGGTGTATGATCCAGAGATGTCGGGAGTTAGTGTGTATGATTTGGGTCTGATCTATAAGATAGATACAGATGAGGAGGAAGGGGTAGTTGACATTACGCATACTCTCACCAGTGCATTTTGTCCTTATGCGGATGAGATTGTCCACGCTATTCACAAGGCGGGGGAGGTGGAGAATGTTGAATCAGTTAATGTCATTACAACATTTGATCCACCATTCAATATGGATAAGGTTCCGTATGAAACTAAACTAATGTTAGGGTGGTAAGATGGAAGTTAAATACATTAACCATATGGGTAGTGATTTGTCAGTAGTTAATGCTGCCCGTGTATCTTTTGGTAAGCGTTCTGTAGAAGAATGTTATGACCAGATAGATGTAGATGGCTACCAACTTACTATCCCACATATCAACAGCAAGGATAGGGGGTTGCTTAGGTACCTTGCTTTACATGAGCACTGGACACCCTTTGCACATACTGCTTTGACCTACTATATCAAGGCTCCTATTTTTGTAGCTAGACAATTGGGTAAACATCAGGTAGGGTTGGTATGGAATGAGGTAAGCCGAAGGTATGTTGACTATACACCAGAGCTTTATAGTCCTGAAGAATGGAGGTTAGCTTCTAAAGATAAGAAACAGGGTAGCTCTGATGAGACTACAGAGTACAGTGTACAGCCCGCTCATGTGTTCGCTCTTCAATGCTATCAGAATATGATAGAGACAGGTATAGCACCTGAACAAGCCCGTATGGTCCTTCCTCAATCCGCCTATACGGAATGGTACTGGACAGGAAGTCTGTCTGCATTTCATAGAGTGTATGCACAACGGATTGCAGAGGATGCACAGAAAGAAACTCGTTATGTTGCCCAGCAAATTGGAGAGGTGTGTGCTAAGTTGTTTCCTGTTAGCTGGAGAAATCTTATTGAAACCGGAGAGTATTTATAAGGAGTAATAAAATGAAACAGGTAGACATTACACTTGATATGATTGACAACGCCCGACAGAAGGCAGCAGAGATGGGCCGGTTAAATAATTCTATATTATATGGAGGAGGAAATATCGCAGGTTTTGTGGGAGAGCAGTTAGCTCTAGCCTGTCTAGGAGGTACGTGGGAAAATACCTATGAGTATGATCTCGTAATGTCTAACGGTACTAAGGTAGATGTCAAGACTAAACAGACATCAGTAGAGCCTCTGCTACACTACGACTGTAGCATTGCTAAGTATAATACTAAGCAGGACTGCGATGTCTATGCCTTTGTCCGGGTCAAAAAAGACTTGACAGAAGGCTGGTATTTAGGTATGCTAGGCAAGGATGAATATTTTAAGAAGGCTACTTTTTTAAAGAAGGGGGATGTTGATCCTAGTAATAACTACACAGTCAGGGCAGATTGCTATAACCTAAAGATTAACCAATTAAATGAGGAACTACATGGCTAGGAGTAAAATTTATTACGAGAAGTATTCTATGCCTCCCTTGAAGATACAGTACAAGGCAGGTTATGAAGCTTTTAAAAGCAGACGACAGTGGACTAGGAAGTCCCGTAGGGGTGCAACTATAATCATCACCGCTAATCCCTACCCTAAAGAAACTATGCAGTATAAGGAGTGGGAGAGGGGCTATAGCCGTGCCTACTTCGATAAGTTAAAAGAGTGGGAAACAATTAGATGAGAAGCCTAGAAGATGAAGCGGAGGAATTTATGAAAGAAAAAGGAAGCGCCTTTACGTTCGATGCCTATCAGGCAGAGGCTAAGGAGACAGCTATCTATCCTCACAATATGAAGATACTATATCCTGCACTTGGCCTGACAGGAGAGGCAGGAGAGGTAGCCAACAAGGTAAAGAAGATTGTGAGGGATGGACTAGATAACATGCCACCTGATTGGAGGGAACAAATAGCGGGAGAGTTAGGTGATGTACTGTGGTACTGTTCAGCCATAGCCACTGATCTTAATATGTCTCTAGGTCAGATAGCCATGAGCAACAGGAATAAACTAAGCTCACGTAAAGAAAGGGGAAAGATAGGTGGATTTGGAGACACTCGTTAAAAAGATAACACCCTATAAAGATAGAAGCTGGTACATCAAATGGTGCGCCAGCTTCATTCTTTTAGGGGCCATTGCTATTAGGTCAGCAGGTATCCATCACGAGTTAGATATCATACTTAGTTGTATAGGAACAGCTATGTGGGGTTACGTAGGTTTTATATGGCACGATAGAGCGTTGATAGTTGTTAACTCTGTGGCCTGTGCAATGCTTATAGTGGCCTTATTAAAAATGTTTTTGTTGTAGGAGAGTTACCTACTTCTACGGCCAAGTCCTGTCCCTATAGCGTAAGAAGCTAGGTCTGATAAATCCTCTGCCTTACTGAATGTAGGGTAACGGTTTTCCTCTTGATAAAATAGCTTAACTGCTGCTACTCTTTGATCTTTAGAAAGTCTACGATATGCTTTTTGTGCTTCAGCTATTTCTGCAGCCACATCGTCCCCCATATAAGCAGCTATACTAGTCTCTGCAATTATTGCTTTCTCTTCTCGTAACATATCATTGACCAAAGGTCTTTGTGCCGCACGGACATGCTGATCCTCTGTAGTATTTTCTTTATATGCGGGCCGTTGTACTTTATATTCAGCCCTTAACTCAATTTCGTTATCTCTTAAAAACTCTACAATGCTAGGCAACGCCTCTTGTATAAGTGTATTTTCAAATCTTTTTATGGTAGGATTTTTAGATTTACTACCTTGTGTCCATTCAGAATAGCCTAACTTATTTAGATACTCCATATCTTTTGAGTCTCGCTTCCTGAATGATAGTCCGGTTAATGCTTTTATTCCAGAGTAAAGTCTCTTATCATCTGGTTGTCCAATACGAACCCGTTCAGGTAATAGCCTCTCTTGCTCTGGGGTTAGGCCAAAACCCCTAGCCTGTATTGGACGCTTTACATTTTGGATAAGTTGATCTGAGAAAGATGCACCTAATTTAGGGTCTTTAGCAACATCCCCAAACGCGTCTGGTCGTACACCAAACCATTTCCCTGCTTCACCCTCATCTCCCAGAAGATCGG